GCGGATGGCAGCGGCAACGGCCCTGGCGACGCTGGCGTCGATGTCGAGGGCGGTCGGCGCACTAGGAGCGGCCGCCACCACGGTGTTGGATTCAGTCATGTTGTGTGGTGTCTGCTGTGATGTCGGCGCGGTTGTCGCGCCATCTTCGGAGGCGGAAGTGCCTGCCGTAGAAAGTGTATCGTCCGGAGATTCATCCGGTGTTTCGCCTTCCTCGATTTCGAGCTGGGCATAGAGGGCCTTGAACCAGTCACGGCCGGCGGCGCCGCCCCACAGATTGGCTGACACGTCTGCCGGGCTGTTGGGCTCGGCTTCAAGGAAGCGCTCATTGCGCGCCCACCATGCGTTAGCCTTCTGGATCTTGGCCTCGTTAGGGGCTTCACCGGCCACCAAGGCCTCGGCCTCTAAGACGGTCTGCTTCTCAAGGCCATCACCGGCGAGACCTTCGGCGTACTGCTCCAGGCCGCGGCGGAGGTTGTTTCGGACGGTCTCCGGGGCGGTCTTGGTGACGGCCCGAGGATGCCAGCAGGCTGCCATGGCGAGCTGCTCGGTCGAGCGTTGAGCCAGTCCAAACTGGATGGCTTCCTGGGCGGTAAACCAAGTTTCGGCCTTCATGGCTGCCCGGATCTGCGAAGTCGGTTTTCCGGTGGCCTTGGCGTAGATCGAAGCCAGAACCTCGGCGTGTTGATCCAAGGCGTCGGCCATTTTACGCATATCCTCCGAGGTGCCTGCCACCATTCCGGAGGGGTCGTGAATCATGAACAGAGATGCTTCGGCCATCTCAACCGTATCGCCGGCCAGGGCGATGATTGAAGCAATCGAGGCCGCGATGCCGACCACCCGGGTGGTGACGGGCGCCTGACGGCCTCGGAGCATATTGTAGATCGACAAACCATCCCAGACGTTGCCGCCAGGGCTGTTGATCTCGACCACAAGGGGGCCTTGGCCGACGTCCTGCAGGGTTTGGCTGAAGGCCTTGGCCGAAATACCGGAGCCACCGAACCAGTCCTCACCGATCTGATCGAAGATCTGGAGGGTGGCCGGCTCCGAGGCCGAGGCCCGGGGTTGGTAGGAAAGCCAGTTGTTTACTTTAGTCATTCGGTTTTCTTGGCCCTAGGTTTGCGTTTCTTTGGGCCTGCCACGGCGACAACCTCTTGGATGGGCTCGGCCGGGATTTGTTCAGGCATAGTGCCCGACGGGTTTTCCTGAATGGCCATGTCGGCCGGTTCAGGTGCAATCGGCTGCTTCTGGGCGGTCGAGATTTGCGAGACGTCGATGCCGTACTTTCCGGCCAGGTCTTGAATGTATTTGGCCTGTTGGGCCTTCGACTCCAAGGCGGAGCGCCAGTCGATACCGCGGGCGCCATAGATCTCGTCGAAAGTTGTCACACCGGCTTCCAGCTCGGCCAGTTGGGCGGCAGAGTTGCGGCCGACGTCGACATTCGGAGCCCGGGGCGCCTGAATGGCGACTTCGTACCAGTCGTCGGGAGAGTCGCGCAGGCTAGGGTCAACCCGGATGGCGTACTCCATGACGTGTTCCCAGATACGGCGGGCGGCCGATGCCATCACCTGGTGGCGGCTCCGGAACCACACCGAAGACATATCGAGGGCGCCGCGGTAGACGGTCCCCTGCATTCCCTCGGGGAAAACCAAGATGTACGGGATGCCGACGCCGGCGCACACCTTCTCGGTCAGGTTGCGCCAGTATTCGCGCATGTTCACGTTGGGTCGGTCGGCTTGGAACTGCTCGAACTCGTCGCCGGACTTCAGCACCTTCACCGAGGAACCAAACACGTTTTCGTAGTAGTTCTGGGCGGTGCCTTGAGAACCGGCCACACCTGAGCGCAGGCTGGTGGCCTGAACTTCCCCTGAGCTGGTCTTGATCACCTGGGCTACACTGGAGGCCAGCTTACAGGATTCCATCTCCAGCTTTTGGAGATCGTCCAGGTCGTGAAGGTCGTTGATCACACAAGCCACGAACGGCAGGCCGCGGAGCTGGCCGGCACGTTGGGCCTCGTAGATGTGGATGATTGAGTCGGATGAGATCGAGCGAATGTCGGCGAGCTGTCCCTGTTGCTGTTCCTGGCCGACGAAATAACTGAGAGCCCGACCGGTGCGAGTATCGAACCGCACACCATCGAAGATGTCCGGTTGATTCTCCTGCCCGGTAGGGGTGGAAACCTGCTGCGGCTCGATGAGCTGCAGGCGGGGCCGGCCGGTTTCGCCCTTAGTGAGCAGGATAAAAGATTCGCCGTCGTAGAACCAACCGCGGGCGGCCAATGACATCAGGGTGCCGAAAGACTGCCGGGATCCAATGTCCGGATATCTGCACCAGATATCCCACCATTTCTTGGCCTTGAGATTCCATTCCGGATCCGAGGAAGCCGGCTGCACCGAGAAGTTGCTGCCGACCGTGTAGTTCTCGAACAGGTCACCCAGGCGGTTCATCACAGCGTTATTCTGCTCGAAGAACCGGGACTTTCGGACGATCTGCTGCCGGGTGGAGCTGGTGACATCGAACCGCACCGAGGTGTACGACGTGTCGAGGAAGGATCGGCGAATCGAGTTAGACGCGCCCTCATAACGGTCGACGGGTGCCGAACGGAACTTAGCCAAGATGGTGTCGAGGAAACCCATTAGGACATCCCCACCCGGTAGCTCGCCTCTCGGCGAAAGTTCGAGAAGTCGCCGCCGTAAGACGTGGCAGCCACGAGCACCACGGCCATCATCTTGTTGTAAATCTGGGTGTCGGTGGGGCTGGCAATGCCGTCCTGGCCGAGGTAGTAAACAGCCAGCTCGTAGTCCCCGATTAGACTTTCCCACATCTCGACCATCTCTGACGGTGCGGGAGCGCCTTTGCCTGGCTCGGCAAACTCGACGGAAACATCCGACGATGAAGTCGACCGGACAACCTGGCCGGATTCGATCACCGACGATGCCGCCACGGACTTGGCCGACAAGGCGGCCAATAGGGTCACGCCACCGAGCGTTGAGTAGACAGCCCGGAGGTAGCTCCTTTTGATGGCCACCGTGAATGTGAACATTCCGGCGGAGACCCTGCAGGTGTTTGGCCTGCCTTCAACCAGTTAGTAAAATTATTGGTCGGGTGTGGAAACAAGGTCGTTCCACAGCATCACCATGGCGAGCTGCATGATTTCGCAGTCGTGTAGGTGATCCGGCCATTTCTGGTTGCGCTTCACCCAGACGTGTTTGATCCGGCCGGCACGATTTGCCTGTGGTCGTAGGATGTGAGAGTCGAGGTGCCGCCAGTAAAGGTCGGGCTCGGCGATGTAGGCGCCTTCGGCTTGGACGTTGGGCGGATCTTGGTGGACACCCCATTCCCGGTCGATGTCGCCTTTACGAAGCCTCGATAGGATATCGCGCAGGTGCTCGGTGTCGAATACCAGGAGGGGCTGCACCACATCGGTACGCATCGAGGAAGACGTCGACAGGCCGAATGGATGGACCGTGCCCGATGCCGATGTGAACCGGGCGCCGGTCTCTCGGCCTTTAAGAGGCATCCAGCCGATCACCATGGGCTTCCTGAGACCTCCTTCGGGCGGGTAGCGCAGGCCACACGGGAACGTGATTGGGTTGGACGTCACCGAGGAATAGGCGGCGCAGGCGTCGTAGACCGTCTGCGTGTTGAAACCGGAGTCGATGCCGACATCCATGTCGTGCACATTGAGGGCCACCTGCATCCGGCGGAGGGCTGCGAAGTCGTCGGCATGGCCCGCGGCGATCAACGTCGAGTTGCCGTCCTTCCATTCGCGGCATACCCACCACAGGAACGGCGCCACGGCCTGGACGTCTGCTGTCAGGTAGCGCCTGCCGCCATCGAGCGTCACCGTGGCGGATGTCTCGGGCCGTTCCTGTTGGATGTCCTGTTGTTCCCAGGGCTCGGCCAGATTGCCGTTGATGAAGCCCTGCAGGCCGGCCATCGAGGATTTGGCTTCGAGAAAGGCCACGGCTAGGTGGCCCCAGGTGCATTTGCGATCCGGGCTGTAAAGGCTGCTGAGGTGGTAGGACCGAACACCGGGCATGGCGTTGGGATTCTCCGGGCGCCATTGTCCATGGCGGAGGGCTGCCACCTTGTGGGCATCGGTGATCTTACCGAGGCAGAGCTGGCAGACGTAGTGGGCCGAGGCCCGAACCTTGGCTAGATCGTGCTTGCCGTCCTCGGTCTTGGCGTCGTCCCATGTCACTTGGCGCCATTCGAGTTTGATCAGCTCCCGGCAGTGGGGGCAGGGCAGGTAATACCGGCGCTGGTCGCCACGAAGGAACCGTTGCCAGATTCGGCCTTCGACCACGGTGGGCGTCGAGGTCATGAAGGCCTTGGAACTGCTGAAGCTCTTGAGGCGCTGTTCAGCCAGGTCTAGTGCATCGGCTTCCTTGCTGGTGGCCTCGGCAAACTTGTCCACCTCGTCTGCGATCAGCACCCGTACCGGACGAGAGGCAAGGTTTGCCGGGCTGTTGGATCCGACAAACGTCAGTGTCGACCGGGTGAAGTTCTGCTCCAGGTTGGTGATCTTGTCGGCCTCGGCCGGGAAGCACTCCAGCATGGTCGGGCTGTCCTCCAGCATGGGCAGCCAGCGGGACTTCGAGAAGGATCGGGCGAGATTCTCGGAAGGCATCAACCACAAGGCCGGGCTGGGCTCGTTGGCAATTAGCCAGGCCAGGCCGGCCATGAGGGTGGTGGTCTTCGATGTCTGTGACCCCCAGCACAGCGTCACCTCGGAGACCGATGGGTTCTTCCAGTCTTCCATGGG